CACAAATCAACAAAAGGTAAACCATAGTAATCAGCAATCTTCTTACAAGCTTCGTTGTATTCAGAGTATCTTCTGTTTGCACTAATGTCTGCACCGTTGTTGTGCGCTGGGTACAATCCCATAATGATAACGTGGGTATCAGCTTTAGCACTAAGGATTGCGTTTACGATTTTACTGTACGCACCCAAGAACGTGCTATCATTGTAACCGGTAATGTCATTGTCAGACCCAATCGGAACGTTGTAAGCAAGGTCATTAAAACCGCCTAAGATTGTAACAAAGTCAGCACCAGCATTTACAACACCCTCAATTCTGTCATTTGAACACATTGGTTTGCTACCAACATTAGCGATACAAGTGCTACCAATACCTAAATTAGTGTACTCTGTGATGCCTAATAAATCAACAAGCTGTGGTTGCCAAGTGTTTCGAGCTGTTACACTATCACCGAAAGCAACCCAAGACTTATTTAGTACAGCTACGTTGATTGGTAATGTGACATCCTTAGTACCATCAACTCTCACACCGTTAATCTTAAAAGGTTTAAATAGCGTCCTGTCACTCACCTTATGAATGAGAGGTTCTGGTGTGCCAACAACACCATTAACACCGATGTATTTACATCCACTTGGAGTAGTGAAATAATGCACTCCACTTTCATCAAGCACGTTATCATACACTCTACCAAGCATTGTACCAGCTTCATCATAAAAGCCTAGGAAAGCAGAGTTTAATCTAGTGCCAAAGTACTGAATAACATATTCACTGTTTTCTGTTACAGGGTATATACCACAACCTCTGTACGGCTCTTCTTTTACCGACGGTGTTGTAGGTACTAATCCGAAAGCATTGGTTGTTGAACTGTTAATATAAAAGCTTAAAGTCTCAACAGACGCTTTCCACTCAAGCTGTTTCAAATTAGTGATAACGCTTGCAGAGTTAGAGTTTAGTTCTTCCATTTTATATATTCTCGGTAGGACATCACTCTTAAAACACACTACAAATTTGACAGCATTAGCAGGTGCAGAACCAAAACCAGTGACAGCATACGCTACACTAATCGTACTGTTTGTGGTTGAAAACACCAGCTTGTTGTTATTCATATCATAGAAATAAGCAAGGTGGTTTTGGTTCAACCCTGTAGCGTCTAAGTTGTCAACAATAAATCTGTCACCACCAGTACAAGGTATCTCCACATAGCTATACCCCTCTAGCGTGGTAGGAACACCGTTATTGTAATATTTATCTTTAACAATATCAGCTTCATTAAGAATATTTTTTCTGTTAAGATGTACGCTGTTTTCTGTGTCATTGTACAATCTTTCACTTAACGTGCTGTTATAACCACTTACACAACTGTATCTAGCATAGCTTACTTCATTTACATCGCTAGAACCCTCTCTTGGTGACAGGGATGTAACCTTGTTTTCAAGGTCGTTAAGCTGTGTCGTGAACGGTGCAAGGTACATTAAGAACAAGTTGTCAAACGTACCGCTTTTAGCCATAGTGTCTAACTTACGGTCGACTTCTTCTTGAATGTCAAGAGAGTTAAAGTAGGCATTCACATACCCCTCTAACTGGTTGTAAGCGTTGTACAACTTTTCCACATCTTCCCCAACGAGATTACAATTCTCAATAACATTGTTGAGGTAGGTTGTCATTTTACACAGCAATTCATAATAGCTTAAGCTATCGTCATACACCAAAGGAAGAACCTTTTGACACCAATGTCTAAAACTTGATACGTGTTCTACTGTATTTTTACTAGGTGTAAAATTTGCGTTCATAGCTTCATTCTCCTTTACATTTTTATTTAATAGCACCAGTGATTACCACAAATTCATAAACAGGTCTTTCAATTCCCCAATAACTTGCATATCAATATTGAGGAAAGTCTGGCGGTATTCTTGTAACAGCTTTGAGAAACTGGTAGTTCCCTGTTTTCCCATAACGTGTTCAAGGTAATCTTCGGTATTATTTAACACACTGTTCAGCTTGTTTGTACCACTATAACTGTCGTTGTTAGTAGAGGTACTTTCACTCTCACCAGAGGTATTGCTTGAACTATTACCATCGTTACTCTCCAACATATTGCCTGTGTTTTTCTTAACATCGGTTAAATAGTCAGCGTCCTCTACATTGTTGATACCGCCTTGTGGCATATCAGAGTGCAAGTTAAGCTGTGTGTCGGTCAAGTTCTTTTCGTTGCTACTGGTTGTTACTTCTGTTCCTGTTGTCGTTCCTGTTGCTGTTCTTGTTCCTGTTGCTGTTCCGCTTGTTTCTCCTGTGTCAGACTTTGTACCGCTAGCTGTTACACTGTGTTCACGAGTAAGGTCTACGTCATACATAGGGTTGAACTCAAGCAATTCGCTTTCGTACAGCTTATTGTAGTACGGCATTATCTCGTTAAGCCTTGTGTCAAGTCTAAGCTTCCACAGACCAACGGTTTCTTCCCCAATCTCTCTGGTGTAGTAGTGTTTAAGGATTTTTGTTTCCAGTACACTTCTATATGCTTCATCGAAGATAGGAAAGTCAAAGTCAAAAATCTTAGGTAGTGCCTGTGTGATGACGGTGTTAATGCCAGTATAACCAGCACTTTCTGTTAACCCAGCACAGGTTTCACAAATGTACCGAACTTCGGTTGTGTATCTTGACATATAATCACCTCTCTTTTATACATCGTTTTCACTATCGTTTGGATTTCCTACGGTGCTATCATCAACAATATCTCCGTCAACCTCACGATAATCTTCACGATAATTAACTTCAATGTTAAGTCCAAACATCTTGTTAATCTTGTCAACAGCTTCTCGTCTTGCTTGTAGTCTACTGTATCTACTCGCAATCGTACCGCCTTGGTTACGAATAACCTCGTCAGAGATTAGGCGTTCTTTCTTGTTTACGTTGGTGTTTGAGATACCCAAGTAAGTTAAGGCTTCATTCCAAATCTGCGTCTTTAACTGGTAAATCTTATCTGCAACATAAGGTGCGTCTGTTTTCAAAACAGTTAAGCCTTTAGGGTTGAGGTCTGTGCTACCCCAAATGAACGGCTCGTTACCATCGTATTGCATATACAAGTTTTTCATAGTAAGACGCTCGGTTTCAGCACACTGGATAAGGACAGGTGTTTTCTGTGCGTTTGCGTTTACGTCAACAATTCTATCAAGGTTGTACAAACGCTTTGCAAACATTTCGATTTCCAGTTTACTATTCGTGTGCAAATAGTTGTTGTAAATCAGCACACTGTTCTGTTCATCAAGTGCTTTCTGATAACCGTTGCTTGCGTATGCTCTACGCTTCTTTGGAATACCATATACATCAAGGTGTCCCATATTACTGGACGGCAATGCAAGGTGTCCAATCACATCATCCTCAAAGAATACCGCTACACCCTTATCGAACAACGTAAGTTCTAAGAACCTAGTGTCAATGGTGTCTGGTAAACCGTTCCACTCAAACATACTGACAGCTAGTTCAGTTAGACGGTTATAATATTGCATATAAGTTCTGTTGTTCATATAAGAACTTTCCCAAAACTGACCGTCTTTGTTTCTTCTCTTAGCCATTTAACTTATCCCCCTTTCATTAAATACTGTTGTCAAGTTCACTGTACTTACCAATGTGTCTTTCACTAGCACTGTCTTTCCAAAAGGTAATACCATTGTTGAAGTTAGCACAGATAACCTCTTTGTCGTCTGTTGGTACACTACCATAGAAGTCGAAGTTACTGGTTTTAACGTAGTTCCAAAACGGTCTTACATTGATGTTAGGCTTCTTTACACGGTTTACAGCGTAACCGTACATATCAAAGAAGTCATCCAATATCTTAGCATAGTGGGAATTGATACGCATAAACTTGAAGTAGTAGTTTTTACTTCTACTGGAAACACTTACGCTACCGCCTACTGAACCCCTAGCCTGTGCTGGTCTGTTACTAGCCATAACGTATTCGTTTATACCATTTGCTACACCGATAACACCGCCCATTACACCGATTGGATTGCCACCAATAGCACTCATAGCACCTATGCCAGCACTACTTACAATTCCCATTCTTGTAGCACTAGCTTCTTGAGCAAGCCAAGCTTTGTAAGCGTCTGTAGACCAACCTACCTGTGGAAAACCTGTCATAACAAGCTGTTCAACATAGTTCATTTCAGAACCATTGTAGTCCATAGGAACAAGAGCAATTTCTGCGTTAGGTGTAATGCAACTGGTAAGCATAAAGTTACAGTTGTCTGTGTCACCAGTTGTTTTAAAGTATTCGTACCGATAAACAGCACTGTTGTTACCGCAATCTACACCAAGGTAGCAATAAGGATATGTTAACAGCTTCTTGTTTCTAGGTGTGTAAGAACCAAGCTTAGTCGGTTTAGCCACTTTAGAAACTTTTACAACAGGTGTAGCTTCAGTGGTGTAAAAGGTACTAGGCATAACCCATATACTTACAACACTATCAGCGTCATTAGCTTTGTTAACTATTTTCAAATAGTCAAGCAAAAGCTGTACCTGTTCTTCATTATCAATAGCACCAGCTAAGTAATCAAGACCAGTGAATAAACCACCGATGTAACCACCTTTAACAGTTTCATCATCGTCGTTATAAGCAGAAGCGATAACAGCTACATAACTGTTGAAGTAACTTGTGCTACCCATACTACCACAGATAATGTCACCAACATCAACAGGTTCAGCTACAAGGTTGTCACCGATTTCATCCGTAGCACTGTGTTCTCTTTCTACGAAACACTCTTGCATTGTTAAAGCGTATTCAAAGAACCAAGTCTGCATTACATCAATTTCATACTCAATCTCACTAACTGTTGGGTTTACGTATTCAACCTTTTTAATGAAAGCGTAGAACCACTTTGTAGTAAAGCTGTCGTTACGAAACATCATATAGTTGCAATCATATAAATTCTCATACTTTACGTTTACTCTGCACTTACCTTTGCTAACTCTTTGAAAGGTCTGCTTCGTAAGGTCTGAACCTTTTCTGAAAGAGGTAAAGTAAGCTTCTTGTTCGTTAGCGTTGCCAAAGTAAATGGTGTGTTTGTATGAACCGTCTAACGGAACATTGCGTAATATTCTTATTGTAGTATTTGGTTCAATATACATAGTATCACTCCTTACTGGTTAAGGGTGAACAGCTTGTGCCATCCACCCATAAACCTATTTACTTCATTACGCAACAGTGAAAACGAAAGTTGCACCAACCTCGGTGTCACCATCAAGCACACCACTTGCGGTGTAAGTCTTACCACCAAGTTCAAGCTGTAAGGTAACGCTCTTACCAGTCGGAAGAATAACACCACCGAACTTGTGAACAGCTACACCATCCTTGGTTGCGTTCTGCGTCTGAACAAATGCTACATTTGCACCGTTAAATGCGGTAGTTTCTACAACATTAAGACCGTACACAGTTGCATTGTCACCCTCACTCTTAGAAGTTACTTCTACGTTAACAGTAGACGGTGCTTCTACGGTAGCACTTTCCTTAACAAATACTACAGCGTTAGAGAACGGGGAAGAGGACACAGTTTTCCAAACATTGAGGAAGTAGTTCCAATACATACCAGACGCAACCTGTGCCTCGGTCATAGTCATCAGATTGTCATAAACCTGAAACCACTCTTGGTCAACAAGTACGGAAACTACGTCACCCATAAGTGCTAACTCTTCGTCAGTGACAGGCTCAATCATATCACTTGCTTCGAAGATGGTAGAGAAGCGGTCATTGTCAAAGGAAGTCCAATCGTCAATAAGCTTAAGCTTACCAGTGAAGTCTGCTCTGTCCATATTGAAAGCACTAGCAAGTACATTCACATCATAGGACGCATTGTACATACTGTCCATAAAGATGTACTGGTCTTTCTTGGAAGTGGTAGTGGTTACACCATCAGCGTTATACTTGTTACTCATAAAGGTAAGCTGGTTGGACATACCTCTGAACGCAACAGCCGCCTCGGTCATAGAACCATCACCAATCTTAACAGGGTGCATTTTGCCGTGAGCAATAGCCTTGATTAAGAGGTACTTAAAGAGTAAGAACTCGTCATACTCTGCACCAGTGTAAACGCTGTCCACAATCTTTGCGATTAAGTCCTGTACACCGCTTACAGAAGTAAATGCCATTCTCAAGTCCTCTTGCTGAATGGTAATCGGGTACTGTACTTTCCAGTTGATTGCGTGGAAAGCGGTACGAACATCTGGTAAAGTACGCTTATGCTCTCTCTTCTCCGCCTTTTCAACAGAGAACTCTCTAGCCTTAGCGATACCAACGAATACTTCTTCAACGGTTTCACCGAACTCAAGGTATCCCTTTTTAAGTTCAGCGTATGCGTTATTAAATACAGCAGACTTAATCTTGACAAGGGCAATTCTGTTTACCAAGGAATTGATAAACTGGTTAGCTAACGCTGGATAACCATATAAAATCTCGCCCACTTTCGGTAAGTCCTGTGCCTTGTTTACTTCTGGTACTAAACTCTGGTACTCATAGTTAGCGTTACTACGAATAGCATTGATAATGTCGTAGGTGCTAGCATTGAGATTTGTTACTGCAATTCTTTTTGCCATAATACATTACTCCTTTTCTTCAAATAATTCGTCAAATGACTTGGTTTTGTTTTCCTCAATAGAGGACGTATCTTCGGTTTCTTCATCGTCACCGCCACCAGAAAAACGTGCGATATACTTTTCTCTCCACTGTTTTTCAATTCTTTCGGCTTCCTTTTTCCAGTCTTTACCGTCACCAGTTGCTTTCTGTTCAAGGTCTGCCAATGTGTCGGTCACATCTTCAATCAGTGCGATTGCTTCATCGGAAGTATCTTCACCAATTCTGGTCTTAATCTGTGCTAAGATTTCCTCTCTGCTTTTGATTGCCATTGTTGTTCTCCTTTCCTTAATCTGATTAGAAATGTCTGCACATCATCCATACAGGCATTTTCTTCTTTTTAGGTTTGGTTGGGGTTTCTGGTTGGTAAATTGATAACAGATAATCGTACCACATTCTAGCGTTGTCCTGTCTTTCACTTTCAGCTTCTACACCAGCACGTTCAAAATTTTTCAAGAAAACACTTGCAAGGTATTCTGGTGAAGCTGTGGAAGTGTAAAACGCTTCAAAGCTTACAGGGTATTCATCGGTTTCAATCCACTGTCCGTATGTCGTGGTTTGTGTAGCTATCCAAAATAGCTGTAACGAACCGTTGTTAATATCGACACCCATTCTATCAGCCCAATTAGTGTAGTTTGTACTAGGTGTCCATTGTACCAAACCAAAGCCACTACTGTCTGCAACTACAAGTCCTTCCCATATTGCTGGGTTGATGGTACTTTCACGTTGCAAGTTACCAAGCATACCACATACCGCTTCTGGTGTCCAACCATATTCATAGACCATCGTAACGTACACTATTTCAGCGTTGTTACACATTTCATCATAAGATAAGTAACGATTGCCACTTATCCATTGAAGCGTTTTGCTTCTACTTTGTGCTGACGTTTTTACAACTTCCGACATACGTTATCCCCTCACTTCAACATCTGGTTTACGAGTTTCTGAATGGCTGTGTAATCATAACCAAGCTGTGTCAAGCGTTCCTTTCTTGTAACACCATTACTCCATAAACCTTTGATAACCTCTCTCGCTATCTCTTCGTTAGACTTTAGTATCTTACCGCTTAAAATAGCGTTTACCCTAGCTTGAACCAGTTTGTAATCATAACCAGCTTCGGTTAATCTTACTTTTCTGTCAGAGCCATTGCCCCATCTACCAGCAATTACTTCTCTAGCTATCGTGTCTACAGAAACAACATCATTGCTTGCTTCATTTTCTCCTTGGTAACGGAAATGGAAGTCCCAACCGTATGACGGAGTGTAGAAGCTTCTTACACAAATCTCTTTACCAGTTTGGTCACCAACCTTACCACCTGTGGCTGTTCCAAACTCGTTAGATGTAGCGTGTACAATGTTATTTTTGTCGACACACATTACTACGTGACGCTTCTCTGATAAGAATATATCACCTTTCATTCTGTCAGCGTTTACAGGTAATTCCTTAAAGCCGTTGTCCAATAATTGTTTTCTCAAGTTACCTGTCCACGAATAAGGTGATACATTAAATCCAGCTTCGTGTAGTGCTGTTCCTACTAATGAAGAACAATCGTAGTCTGGTGCATTTCTGTTTGTTTGGTCGTAACCGTGTGCGTCATTGTTTGCAACGCTTACCATAAACTCTACAGCTTTGTTAATGTTTGCCACTTCTCTGTCACTCCTTTAAGCAGATAATTTGTCGCACACTTTCTGTAATGCAAGAGTGTTATTATTGATAGCAATAGTAACTTCTTTCATTTCTTCCGTGTGCTGGTCGTGCAACTTTGCGACTTCTTCTCTGTGCTTGTTCGTGGTCGTAACTACGAACCAACCCATTGCAATACACGCTGCGATTGGGAAGCCCAAGGTTGACACTACTTGCATAGTGGTCGAGACGTCCATACAAATACCCCCTTTCCTTTTTACTTTATTATACCATAATACTTGAAATTTTGCAATAATTATGTTATAATATTCCTGTAAAGGAGTGAAAAGAGATTATGGGTAAGTATTATGATGGTACTAGGTTGTTGTCAATGAACGACTTAAACGGCAACAAACCAGAGATTTATATGTGTACAACTAATAGAACAGGTGGTAAGACTACCTACTTCGGAAGATTGTGCGTAAATAGGTTTATGGACAAAGGTGAAAAGTTTGCACTGATTTATCGGTACAACTATGAACTGGATGATTGTGCAGAGAAGTTCTATAAAGACATATCCAAATTGTTCTTTCCTAATACCGTTATGACTTCCAAGAGAAAAGCAAGTGGTATCTTTCACGAACTGTTTATTGATGAAAAGAGTTGCGGTTATGCTGTGTCACTTAATAGTGCAGACCAAATCAAGAAGTACAGCCACCTGTTTAGTGATGTGGCACGTATGATATTTGATGAGTTTCAGAGTGAAACTAACCACTATTGTACTGATGAAATAAAGAAGTTCCTAAGTGTACACACTTCCGTAGCAAGAGGTAACGGTGAACAGATTAGATATGTGCCAGTTTATATGTTGTCCAACCCTGTTAGTATTATCAATCCGTACTACGTAGAAATGGGCATCAGTGAGAGATTGCGTGACGATACCAAGTTCTTAAAGGGTGATGGTTTCGTGCTTGAACAAGGTTTCGTTGAGAGTGCAAGCATAGCACAAAAGGAAAGTGGTTTCAATAGAGCGTTTGCTAGGAACTCTTATGTAGCTTACTCCAGTGAATGTGTGTACCTCAATGATAACAAAGCTTTCATTGAAAAGCCACAGGGAATTGGACGTTACCTTGCTACAATCAAGTACAAGGGTGTGAACTACGGTATCAGAGAATTTGCTGACGATGGTGTTATCTACTGTGATGATAGAAGTGATGATACCTTTAAGACAAAAATAACCGTTACCACAGACGACCATGAAATTAACTATGTTATGCTAAAAAGAAATGACTTCTTCTTGGCTAACCTTAGATATTTCTTTGAGCGTGGGTGTTTCAGATTTAAGGACTTACGTTGCAAAGAAGCGGTGCTAAAGGCACTGTCATATTAGTTATTCACAACCTGTTTATAACCTTGTGAATAATACAAATATTTATTACTATGGTATCTACGTTTGTATACACAACTGAACCTACACGGGTAGCACTGGTGGAATAGACAGCCGTGTGGTTGGTCAGGTTTGCTATCTGCTCTTGTGTAACAGACGGTACAGATATAAATAGAAGAGAGGGATACAATCTTTTGATTGCCCCTCTCTTTTAATGTTCTAATCTTCGTACTCACTAAAGCAAGTGTGAGTATATTCACAGAACCTACAGATGTGTCTACATTGCCCCTTTATCCATTTTATTTTTAGTATTCTTAATGCTCTTCTTAATCCGAATGTCTTTACTAATAGTATCATTACTCTTTCTCCTTTCATTTACACCACCGTACTAAATCTCTTGTCGATGAAGTCGGTGTTCGTTGCTGTCTTATCTTCGAAAACTTCCTTTGCGTTAATCTCTTCCTCGTCCTGTGGCTTAATAACAGGTGCGTCCTTTAACATTTCTCTTACCTTTTCAATCTCCATATCCTTGTCACCTCATTTCATACGGAGTGTCTACCAGTAGTACACCACCCCTTATTCTCATTGGTCTTAATTTCCCTGGCACTTTTAGACCAATTTTAAAATCTGTTATGTCCCTCTTTGTGGCTAAGAATTTCAATTCTTCTTCGTTGTAGTTGTCACCGTCTTTAGGTTCATAACCTCGCATTGAAAGTTCAAACAAGTCTTTACATTTCTTTGGCATACCAGCACACTTGATGTTGTAATATGGAACATCGACAGGCTCACAATCTTCGTGTGTAACGTGTTCAATGTATGTTTTCTGTCTGGTGAAAATAGCTTCATCCCAACAGCTTTCCAGTTTCCAACAACAGAAGTTCTTATCGTGTACTGTTATTCCCTCAATCTCGTTAGGCTCAAGGTCACAGTGTATGCTGTCTGTGTCTGCATAGATGAACCCTCTTTCGTTCACACCGTGGTAGTTTTTCTGTGCTGCTCTGATGGTAAAGTTTCTTGCATAACTGGTGATAGCTGAACCTATTGGTATGTACCCAGGGACTTTGCCTGTCTCTTTCACTGGTAAGAAGCCAATAGAT